CGGGCACAGGAAGAACAGCGCAAGGCAGCCGAGCGCGGAGAAGTCTCGACTCGGGATCTGGAAGCCTCCTATAAGAAACTCGAACAGGCCGGACAACAACTGCTGAAACTCAACTCGCTGATCGAGGTGTTCAAGCGCCAGAATCAGCAGATGACGGAGGCAGCGGCCAAGACCGAAGCCCTGCGCGCCAAACAGGCGCAACTGCAGCAAGCCTACGACAACACGGCCAAGGTAACGCAGCGGCAGGAAAACGCACTGGCCCGGGTAAACCGTCAGGTCGAGGCCGCCGCGAAAGCCGAGGCCAACCAAGCGGCCCGCGTGGCCCGGACTACCGCCGAGCTGCAACGCTACGGGATCGAGACCTCAAAACTTGGTCAGGCTCAGTCGAGCATCATCAACAGCGTATCTCAGGTCAACAAGGTACTGGAACGTCAGGACGCCATTATCTCGACGTCTGCCGCCGCTGCAGCCCAAGCCAAGATTATCCGTGGTCTCCGCCAGCAGGCAGATCAGGCCGTCGCGTCTGCCCGGGGCTACCAGACTTTAGGCCGAGTGGTGCAACAGGCTACCGGTCAGCTCGGCCCGCTTGGCCGCCAAATCCAGTCAATCGTCAACCCGGCAGAAGCCGCTCGCTCAACCCTGCGCGGGCTGCAAAACCAGATTAATACGGTGACGACTGACCTTGCCCGGAATGGCAAGCAGGTCGAGAACGCGGCTCAGAAGATCCGCATGTTGAACGATGCCAACAAGTCAATCGCGGCTATTGCACAACAGATTGACATGTACCGCCAACAGGTGTCAGTATTGCGCAGTGCCCGCACTGAATACCAAGCGGCCCGCCAGAATGTGATGAATCTCGCGCAGCAGATGCGAACAGCGACGACCGACACTGGTGCCCTTGGTATTCAGATGCAGGCCGCTCAACAGCGCCTCGCAGCAGCCTCCGCCGCCCTAAGAACCACCGGTAGTTCCGCCCGTTCAACCCAAGCCGCACTTCGCAACGCCGGGGTAGACACGCGTAACCTTTCCGACGCCGAAGACCGTCTGGTTCGGTCAAGCCGTGCATCCACCACCGCTATCAACGACCTGACCGGGGCGCTGCGAAACAACGCAGGCGCAGCACGCGATGGGGCGAAAGCGTTCTCCTTCTTCGAAGACAATGGCCGTACTACCCTGTCAGCCGTTCAGCGATTGAAAGGTGAAGTGTTGGCGCTGGCAACCAGTTACGTCGGCTTCCAAGGCGCGATTAAACTGGCGACGGGATCCATCGAAGCGTACAAGATGCGCCAACAGGCGATGATTAAGATCTCGAACGTGGTGGGCAACAGCCAAGCGGCGGTGAACAAAGAGTGGGAGTACATGATTGGGCTTTCCAATAAGCTCGGTATCGACCTCGCCACCTTGTCACAGTCGTACACCAAATTCGCGATTTCCGCTAAATCGGTGGGCCTGTCCCTACAGGACACGAAGTATATCTTCGAGTCGGTAGCGAAGGCCGGTCGTGTATTCCACCTATCCCAAGATGACATGCAAGGCGTGTTCCGCGCGCTTGAGCAGATGTTGTCGAAAGGTCAGGTCTACGCCGAAGAACTGCGCGGCCAGTTGGGTGAACGACTCCCGGCGGCGTTTGCGCTGTTCGCTAAAGGCATGGACATGACAACCTTGCAGTTGACGAAGGCGCTGGAAAACGGGGAGATCTCCGGCGAGGCGGTTATCAACTTCGCCCGCGAACAGGCCGCTGCAGTTGACGCGCAGATCGCTACCGCATCGAAAGGTGTGGATGCGATGGAAGCCCGCGCAGCCAACGCCATGACGATGTTCCGCTTGGCCCTAGCCGACTCCGGGTTTATCGACGCGTACGTGCGTATGCTGCAAAAGATCACCGACTTCCTAAGCAGCCCGGACGGCAGAGAAGCCGCCGTTAAACTTGGCAACGCCTTCTCGAAAGTCGCGGATGCCGTGGTGTGGGTGACGGAGAACATTGACGGCCTTATCACGGTGCTCGGGATCTTCGCCGGGCTGAAAGCCGTGACCTTCGTGGTCGGGCTGGCGCAGAACATCGCGAAACTAATCCCGCTGGTCAACGGTCTGGCCCGCGTAGGTCAAGGCATCATCACCGTACTGGAAGGTTGGGCCGCTCGACTGGTAGCCGCTGGTGGCGCTGCCGGGGCGTTAGGTGTAGTCCTGAAAGGGCTTACCCGGGCCATCCCGTTTGTCGGTTGGGCGCTGCTGGCGTACGACATCGGTGCCATCTTCTACGAGCAATCCCAGACGTTCCGCGAAGGTGTGAACGCGGTGGTGCGCGACTTCAAGAACCTTGGCAACCAGTTGGCCGCCATCGCCAAATCTATCCCGACAATCTTCTACGACTTGGCTATCAGTATCCTGCGCCCGATCACCACGCTGTTCGCGGGTGCCACGAAGACCATCATGGGGTGGATTGCCGACCTGCTGAAAATGATCCCGGGCGTCGGCCAAGGGCTGTCAGAGTGGGCGCTGTCTATCTCGGATGACCTGACCAAAGAACACCGCAACCTGCTGGAATCTACCGGGCAGATCTGGGATGACGTCAACAAGCAGTGGGTGAAGCTGAACGACGATATGGTCGCGAAGAACGCCGACTCCACGAAGATCATCCGTGAGCGTGTGGCGCAGCTAATGGCCGACGTCAAGGCCGCATCCGGGGCAAACGCGTTTGAGTTCACCGCTGACCCGAATACCGGCGTAACCAAACGTGCGCGTGAAATTGCCGGGCTTACTAAAGAGCTGGCGAAGATGGAAGACGCTGCCAAGAAAGCAGACGTCGCAGCACGCAAGGCCGAGGAACGCAAGAACCTGCCGGGCCGACTCAAGTTGGTAGACGAGGAATTCGCGCCTCAGTACGCCCGCGCTAAGGGGATCGGCGGTGAGGAAGGGGCAGCTATCACTAAACGCCTAGATGCCGTTGTAGCGGCGCGCAAGAAGGCAGAGACCACCCTGTTTAACGCGCAGCAACGTACGACCAAAGGTACGAAGACCCAAGAGAACGCACTGCAGGCGTTAATCAACAAGTACAACGAGCTGAACGCCGCCGTCGGCATCAAAGAGGCCAAGCAAGACCCGAACGCCACGTTCGACGACCGTCTGGCCGCTAAACTGGCAGCGGTGAATGGTCAGTACGATCAGCTGATCGCGAAGGCCAATAAAATCGGTGGGGCTGGCGGTAAGCAAGTCGCGGCTGACCTCGAAGTGCTGCGCCAGCGCAACATCGAATACTCCACCACGCAGGCCAAACTGGAAGAACTGAAACGCATTGAAGACCAGCTCAACGCACAACAGGAAACCAAGAAGAACCTGCTGGACGAAATCAACGCCAAGCGTCAGGCCGGGATTATCTCGGAAGACGAGGCGGTCGCTCAGACCGTGGCGCTGTATCAGAACATGAACGCGGGCATCGCATCGTCTGCCGATCAGCTCGACGCCTTCGCTCAGAAAATCAAAGAAACGATGTCGCCGGAAGAGTTCTCGCGCATCATGGCCCAAATCGCCACCGTCAAGGCCGGGCTTACTGACCTGACCGGTACGTTCACTACGATGGACACAACCGTCGTTCAAGGCGTACTGGATGGCATGAGCACGGCGCTTAGTTCAGTGGTCAGCGAAATGGCGCAGGTCGTGGCCGGGTCGCAGAGCATTGGTGACGCGTTCTCGAACCTCGGCGTGACCATCGCCCGGTTCTTCGCGGACTTCCTGCAGAAGATTGCGATGGCGATCCTGCAACAGATGGCGCTGAACGCGTTGGCCTCAATGGGCGGCGGTATCGGTGGGGCAGCAGTAGCGCTCGGCGGGGTGGCGGCCAAACACAACGGTGGTGTAGTCGGCAGCAAGACTACCGGCGGTATGCAGACGAAAGGCGGCGTATCCCCGGCACTGTTCAACGGCGCGCCACGGTTCCACTCAGGCGGTCTCCCGGGCCTGAAATCTGACGAGGTTCCGGCTATCCTTCAAAAAGGCGAGCAGGTATTATCGAAAAATGATCCAAACAACGTCCTGAACCAAACGGGCGGCGGCCAGTCCTCACAGACTCCGCAAGGCTTGAGGTTCGTGCTGGTGGATGACCGCTCCAAGGTACCGGAAGCGATGAATACCCCGGAAGGCGAGGTGGCGATCATGCAGATTTTGAAACGTAACGTCCCGACCTTAAAAAACTTGGTGAGCAAATAACATGGCATTGACAGGACTAAGGCCAGCCCGCGAAATCCTAATCCCGGATCACTTCAACGCCCTGCATGGGGCGTATGATTTATTCGTGCAGGATGCCTACGCGCAAGCAGCCGGGAACCAGACCTACTACATGGCGAAGTGGTTTAAGCTGAAAGCGGGCACCTACGTGGTGAACGCCTACGTGGATGACTACGGCTCTTTGAGCGTGGAGCACAATATCGTGTTCGACGCGGCCATCGGCTCCAACCCGAACCACGGCACCTTCACCGTAACCGAGAACGGGGTCTACCGGTTCGACGCGATCTACCAAAACGTGCCGCCGGAGACTCCGGCCAGTTTCGCCTTTGAGCTGCTTCTCGACGGTGCGGTGTACGAGGTATCCCGGGCCAGCGATTACATTGCTGACATCGTGCCGATCCCTGACTCCGCGCTCGGGCCACGCCCGCCCTACTCGGATGACGTGCGCCTGACCTACCCGGTGTTCCTGCCGCTGCCCAACTGGAAAGACGGCGTTACCGAGCGGATCGAATGGCTTACCGATGTGATGATGTCCGAGTCTGGCGCGGAACAACGCCGCCCGGTGCGCCTGCATCCCCGTCGTTCGTTCGAGGCGACCTTCCTGCGCTGGGAGGAAAACCGTACGGTGCTCGACTCGACTATCGCGGGTGTCGGCCAAGCGCCGCTGCTGCTGCCGTTGTGGCACGACATGACGGCGACCGAGAATGCGGCCCCGGCGGGTTCCATTGACATCTTCGGCCAATTCCGGGTGAAGGATTTCAACGTTGGCGACGTGGTGATGTTCCGCCGGGATCTCAAGTGGGACTACGAAACGAACATCATCGCCGGGCTGGATATCGACGGCGGCCACATGACCCTGCAATTCGGGCTGCAGCAGGACATGCCCAAGGGCACGCGCCTGTACCCGGTTCGAGTTGCACAGATCCGCGAGGCCATGAACGGCGAGCAGATGACCGATTCAGTCAGCCGTACGCAGGTGCGCTTTTACTGTACCGAGCCGTACGACCTCCCGGCCTCATGGTCAGACTTGCCTTCGTACGCGCGCACCGGGCTGCATATCTTCGCGCTGCCGGAGGACTGGGGTTCGGCCAACGACATCACGTCTGACCGCTACACGTTCAACTATGACAACGACACCGGCCCGGTGGTCATCGTCGACCCGGGCGATCAGAACATCGGCAGCGTGAAGAAGTCTTACACGATTTATGGCCGGACAGCCGACCGCCAATTCCGCCAGATCCTCTTTGCGCTGCAAGGTCGCACCAAGACGTTCCACCTGCCGCTCGACACCAACGACTTTATCCTGACCCGCGATATCAACCCGGCGGACGGTGCCTTGGTAGTGCGGCGTTCCGGGTACACACAATTCGTAGGTGGCAAGCAGGAGACAAAACGCGATATTCTTGTCGAGCTGTATGACGGCACAAAGATCCCGACTACCATTATTTCTAGCCGAACAGTGCAGGATGAAGAGTGGTTATTCCTGTCTCAGTCCATCCCGGCGACACCGAGAAGCGAAGTCCGGCGCATTGGATATATGCCAGTTTCGCGATTAGATGTTGACGGCATCGAAATAAAACGTTTGACTGATGCGGCGGGCGTAAGTCAAGTTTCCCTAACCTTCAAGTCATTTGATGATAGGAGAGCTGCAACGCCCGTACCATTACCATAAGAGGGCGACATGACTTACAACATTATCGAGACATCGAACGACAACGGCAGGCCGGTCTATCTGTATGAGTTCCGCCTGCTAGATAAATACTGGCGTTATACGTCCGCAGACGCTAAAGTATCCATGCTGGGGAGCATTTGGGAACCAATGGGGATGACCGACGACGGGATCAAGCAGACTGGCGAGGCCAAGACGGATGCGCTAAATCTGACTATGCCGAACACCTGCCCCGTCGTCGGTCTCTTCATTGGGACTCCCCCCGGTTCCCCCGTATCACTTATCATGCGCCGCTTCCACCTCGGCGATAACGATGCAGTCGTCTGCTACGTCGGCGAAGTAACCAGCATCAACGAAGGCAGTCCCTCCGTATCAACCGTCACATGCGCCACACTGTCCGCCACGATGGATAGGAATGGTCTGCGCCTTGCGTGGAGCCGAGGTTGCCCGCACGCCCTGTACGACTCCCAATGCCGCGTTAACAAAGAGTCATTCCGACTGGACGCCACCATCAAAACCGTTGGTGCGGGTACCGTTGTGTCTGACGCATACAAGACTCGGCCAGACGGGTATTTCGCGGGCGGCTTCATTGAGTGGATCGACCCGGCGTACGGCACCGAACGTCGCGGCATCGAAACCCACGTTGGCGACACCATTACGATCTTCGGCACCGTCGACGGTCTGGCCGGGGGCTACATCCTGAAAACGTACCCGGGCTGTCCACGCACTACAGTCGCGTGTGATACCATCTTTAACAACCTCGACAATTACGGCGGCTGTCCTACAATGCCTGACCGTTCTCCGTTCGACGGCAATCCAATCTTCTAAGGAGCGAACTATGTGGTGGGCATTAGCAATGCTGGTAGCCTCCGTGCTGATCAACGCGGCACTGGCACCGAAACCAGCCGAGGCAAAACCAGCAACGATTGAAGACTTCGACATCCCCCAAGTGAAGGAAGGCACCCCGCAGACGGTTGTCTTCGGCGAGGTGTGGACATCGGATTGGCAGGTGTTGGGTTTTGGCAACTTCCGCACCAGTGCAGTTAAAGCGAAACAGGCGAAGAAATAATGAGTAGAGCAAACGAGCCGAAGGACAAGCCGCGCATCTTCATGCGGCACGCCCGGGCGTTGGGGTACTGCGCCTCGGGATCCGAACGGTTGGCCGAGCGATTCGGCCTGACCTTCGAACAGTTTTTACGGGAAGGCTATCCGGTTGAGGATGCCTTGAAGTCATCAAATCCGTTATTGCACAAGGCCGCAACGCTGGCACAAACGGAATGGGACGAGGCGCATGGGCATGGGAAGTAAAGCCAAGAAAATCACGGTAGGTTATAAATACTACATGGGCCTGTTCATGGGCCTTTTCCGTGGCCCGGTAAACGAAATCACCGAGATCCGCGTGGGCGACCGTACCGCGTGGACTGGCTCGTTAACCCAGAACAGCACGATCAGCATTAACCAGTCGGAACTGTTCGGCGGCACCAAGGCAGAAGGCGGCATCGACGGGCGCTTCGAGCTGTACATGGGCGGCCAGACGCAGACTATCAGCCAAGCACTGCGCTCCATGTTGGGCGGGCGTCAACCTCAATACCGTGGCGTGGTGACAGCGTTCTTCGACGGCATGATCTGCGCCATGAACCCATACCCGAAAGCGTGGAAGTTCAAGACGCGCCGGTCTACTGCCGGGTGGTATGGCGGTGTCTGGTACGAGCCGAAGTGCCTTATCAAGATGTTGGGGTATGACGGTGCGGGCAATCAGTCCGAGATCCACGCGATGAACCCGGCGCACATCCTGTACGAGTGCCAGTCAAACTTCGAGTGGGGTCGTGGCCTGAACCGGGACTTGGTGGATGACGTGTCCTTCCGTAAGGCGGCTGACCAGTTGTACGAGGAAGGCTTCGGTCTGTGCATCGCGTGGAAGCGTCAGGACACGCTCGAAGCGTTCCAGCAGATCATCCTTGACCATATCGGCGGGGCGATGTACGTGTCCAAGCAGACCGGCAAGCTGACGCTGAAACTGATCCGCAAGGACTACAACTTCGATAGCCTACCGATCTTCGATAGCGACTCGGGGCTGCTGTCCATTGACGAGGCCACCAACGCCAGCCCGGCCAACTTCGTGAACGAGGTTATCGTCACGTACCACAACCCAATCATGGACGAGGATCAGCAAGTACGCTGCCACAACCTCGCGCAGATTCAGAACCAGCAATGTCTGAACAGCAACACGGTTGAGTACATGGGCATCCCTACCGGTAAACTGGCGATGCAGGTAGCGCAGCGTGACCTCCGGGTCTCGTCTACCAACGTCCGCCGCTTCACCGTAGTGTGCGACCGCCGGGCATGGAACATCAACCCGGGCGACGTGTTCAAGATCCGCGACCCTAAGCAACGCGGCCTGACCGAAGTTGTCGTGCGTGTGGGCACCGTGGAAGATGGCACCCTGACCGACGGCAAGATTAAGATTGTCGCGCTGCAAGATCAGTTTGCGTTCCAGCTCAACACGTTCAACCAAGTTGAGCCGCCTACCGGTTATGTGCCTGACCTTCAACCGGCGCTCGCACGTCGCATCGTCTACGAAATGCCGTGGGTCGATATGGTGCAGCAAATCCCGCAAGGCGAGCTGAATTCCGTATCCGATGACCAGTCCTTCATCAACAGCCAAGCCGAGAAGCCGACCGCTATGTCCGCCGCATATGACATGGGCATCATGGCCGAGGGCGAGGCGACGTACGATGTCCGGGGCAACGGGGACTTCGGCGCGCTGGGGGATCTGGCCGCTGACGTGAGTTACCTCGACAATACGTTTATCCTAAGCGGGATGACCGCCGAGTGGGCGGACGTGCAGGTCGGTATGGCCGCCCGTATCGCGAAGCCGGTATTGGCCGGGCAGACTACTCAGATGGAAATCTCGGAAGAGTTCGTCCGCATTGACAACATTCAGGGGAACATCATCACCGTTTCTCGCGGTGTCATGGATACGATCCCTTGGCGTCACCAGAAAGGCGAAGTGTTGTGGGTTACGACGTTTGACGGCGGTACCGACTGGCAGCGCTACGCAGGTAACGAAGGTATCGACATCAAGATCCTGCCGTGGACGTTGGGCGGTGGCCGCTATCCGATTGACGACGCACCGGTCGACCACCTCGACATGGACTTCCGTCACGCACGACCATACCCGCCGGGCGCGGTGCAGCACTACTTGGCCTCGTCCCCGACGCTACTCCACTGGTATACGCCGTCATCCCTGTCTTACACGGCCAATTCCGGCGAAACGCCTGACACCTACTACCTGATTTGGGCGCACCGCGACCGTCTGATGCAAGCGGATAAACTTGTGGGCCACATGGAAGGGGATATCGGGCCAGAAAGCGGCACGACGTACACCGTTCGCATCTATGACCAACAAGGTGCGCTAGTTCGCACAGAAACGGGCATCACCGGGACTACGTGGCAATGGCCGTACGCAACTGCCGCTAACGACGTGAACGTCGAGGCGAGCACGGTAGACCCTGTATTGGCGACGTTACGTTTGACCTCCGTTCGCAACGGTCGTGAATGCTGGGAATACTACGAGACTAAGGTCAGCGTTTATAAGAAGCCGCCGCAATTCGTTTATGACGCGAGCCTGATGCACGCCGCCGTTCAGCCGTTCAATGCTGACAGCACAACCGAACCACCGTACGAACCTCAAGGTGGCCCGGCGGTAGCGAGCATGATGCACCAAGCGGTACAACCGGCGACGTTCTTCGAAGCCGATAGCATGAACGGCCCGAACATCGCGCTGCTGCCACACCAAGTGACGCAGGAATCGGTAATGGTGACGCCGCTCGATACGCTGCTGTACGAAACCCCGTACATCCAGTTGTCGCGCACCGGCAAGAACCTGAACGAGTCCAAGGTGTCCGCCTACGTGGCCCGCTCGTCAGATCGTACCGTTGACAGCTACACCCTGTTCACGAAGCACGAAAGCGATGCAAACTACACGTCGTCCGGGTCTCAACCGTGGACACCGTGGGGCGTGACCGCGCTTGGCATGGGCTTCTTCTCAGACGAAGTAACGATGCGCAGTACGTCCGATAAAGACGGCGTGCCGATTGCGATGGCCCAACCGGGCGACCTGATTCTTATCGATCAGGAAATCATGCTTATCAAGTCAGTCAGCGGCAACACGTTTAAAGTTGGCCGTGGCGCTGCCGATACCATTCCGGCACAGCACTACAGCGCAAGACCGGCGTGGCTGATCTCCAATGGCTCCGGCTTCTCCGATATGCCGTTTGGGGACGACGAGAAAGCAATGGTCATCATCCGCCCGGACAGCTACGGGATCACCATTCCGCTAGACCGTTTCTACCCGCTGCAGTTGCAAATGCAGTACCGTCCGAAACGCCCATATCCACCGGGCTTAATGATGATTGGCGGCCAGCCGTTCTTCAACCAAGCCTCGGCACTGGCAGCGGACTTCAACCCGTACAACAACCTGAAAGCGAAAGACTTGCTGGTCACGTATGCCCACCGCAACCGTATCTCGCAAGGCAGTATCGCCCGCGACCACTTCCATGTGGGCATTCAGCCGGAGCCGGGCGTCGTGTACCGCGTGCGTGTTGGCTATGCGTATTCATCGTCAGCCCCGGGCGGCGCGTTCCAACTGTTAAGCGAGTTCACCACGGAAGACGCCGGGTTTACTCTACGCGCAGCAGACATCGAATCGTGGGGCCGTCAGGCCGGTTATGCGCAACGGGCAGGCGGTTGGGCTACGCTGAACGTTACCGTCAACGCTGTTCGCGATGGTATGCTCAACTGGCAGGGTTACAGCATGACGTTCCAAGCGCCATCCTATCCGTTACCACCGGGCCAGAAGCCGGGCGGCGGAACCGGGCCTTGGCAACCACCGGGCGGCGGAAACAACGGCGGCGGAACTAACCCACCGGTAGAGCCGCCAGACAGACCAGACCCGGGCGAACCCGGCGATCCGGGCGATGGTGGTACGGACGAGCCGGATCCACCGACACCACCGGTTGACCCGGAGAACCCGGACACTGACCCGCCGGATCCACCGATTCCTCCGGTAGACCCAACCAACGTACCGGGATGGTCAATCAGTTGGGATCACGGATGGGCAACGACGTTACCTGACGCAAGATATGTTCCACCAGCAACAGAGGACACAGAATAATGCCGAAAAAGATAGCCCCGAATCAGGGGCTACCCTACGGATGGATCAGAGGGGAGGACTATTGGGGCGGCCCGATGTCCGACTCTCAGGTATTCATCGACACGATGTTTTACCCCGTCATCCAGTCATTGACGTTTTCATCCCCGCCGGGCAGCGTGGTAGACGGCAGCACGTATGTCGTTGCCGCGAACCCGACCGGTGCATGGTCAGGCCACGAAGGCGATGTTGCCACCTACGTCGAAAAGGCGTGGGTCTTCTACACGCCGAAACTTGGCTGGCGCGCGTACTCGGTGTCGTACAACAAGTTTATCTGGTACAACGGCACGACGTGGGTGGAAGAGGCTACCGGGGAAGACCCGGTTAACCCTAACCCGGATCCAACCGTCAAGCCGAAGTGGTACGACATTGGCGTCACCGTGTCCGATACCATGTACAGCAATGAACCGATTGTTCACCTGCCGATCCTTGACCCGATGTACCTACCGGCCAACATGGTCGGTTCACAGCTCGACATGGCCGACGATTCCAGCCCGGCGTACGTGCAACTGCGCGTGCAGCGTAACGGCAATAACGTCGGCACCATCACTGTCGACCAAGGCAACTTCAACGCAACGTTTACCACGTCCGGCGGCACCATCGTGTCGTTCGCGAAAGGCGACCGCCTGACTGTGCGCGCGCCGCAAGAAGTCGTGGCCGGGTTCAAGAATTACGGCTTCGTCATCCGGCTCGGACTGGTATAAGGGATCTCTCATGGCACAATTTTTTGACGGCTACGAACAATTTAGGACTATCGAGTCGCCCACTGAAACGATGACGTGGGCGGGCTACAGGGTGCGGGGCCAACTATCTGCCGGTAGTGGCCGCCTGCCTTCCAGTATCGGGATCACGACCCTCAACAGCGCGTACGAACGTGACTGGACGTGGGCCGGTGATACGCTGACCGTTGGGTTCGCCTGTAAACAGATTGCCCGGGGGCCGCTGTTCGGCCTCAAGGTTGGCGATATGACCGGGCGTAACACGAATTTCATGTTGGTCTACGTCGACCCGGTTTCCGCGCTTATCACGATTGACACCGGTCTGGATCGGTCAGACGTGGGCTACGTCACCCCGTTGCCTAACCGCTGGTATTACTACGAAGTGGTGATGAACCGGGCCACACGCGTCGTTCAGGTATTCGTGAATGGTAAGGCCGACGTCGAGTACCAAATCCCTGTAGAGCTGACGTCAGCGCCTACCGTGCGCATGGTGTTCAACCCGTACGACATGATGCCGACGAACTGGCCGGAGGGTAAGCCGTACATTGAGGACACCAAGATTTTCGACGACATGTACGCACAGGACGGCGGGCGCTACGGGGCCATCCAGATCAGCGGCAGACTGCCAAGCGGCGACCGGGCGAAAGAGTGGGGGACGTCAGCCTCGGACGTATCCGGGCCGCATTACCTGATGGTCGGCGTGCTGCCGCCTGACGTGAACGACCGCTTCATCTACACCGGCACCAATGACCGCCACGACTCGTTTATCTCCGGTGGCACGCTGCCGGATGACGGGGCCATCTTGTCCCACGGTGTCGTAGCGCTCGTCCGTAAGGCGACGGCTGACCCGGTATCGGTGATTGCCAACATTGACGGGAACACTGTCACCATGTCAAATATCAGCCGTGGGTGGGAATACCGCTACACTCTCATGTCACCGAACGGATATGATAAGGCCGGTATCGAGGCCGCCGAATTTGGCGTTCGCTCGGTCATCTAATAACAGGAGCACACTATGTTGAAATTTATGGACGGCTTCGATCAGCTCAAAGGGCAGACCGATATCGTGGCCGGGCTAACCAAATGCGGGTACACCGTGTCTGGCACGCCAACACTCGAAGAAGGGAGAACCGCCGCGCAGTTGGCGGTCTCTCTGCCAGACAACGCCACCTTGAAGCGCGTGTTTACCTCGCAGAACAGCAAGGTGGTATTCGGCTTCGCGTTCCGGGCTGTGGGCAAACGCCACACGCTTGTCACGATTAAAGACGTGGCTACCGTAACGTGGGACGAGTCCACCGGTAAGATCTCTTGCGCTGGTGGTACCGGCACGGCGATCCTGCTGCTGGACTTGTGGTACTACATTGAGGTGGTACTGGACAAGACGACTTCCACGCTCGAAGTCTATGTGAATAACAGCGTCGACGTTACCGCACCATCGCCGTCGAGCGCCAACCCGGTGACGAGTTACGAAGTCACATGGGCATCCGTAGCCCAAGCGCAGTACCTTCTGGACGACCTGCAGTTTATCGACAACTCCCCGGGCAAATACACCGGCCGCATCGGGCCAATCCAGATCACGGCGCGCTTGCCGTTGGTCGACGTTGACACCGAGTGGTCGCCATCGTCCGGCACCAGTCACTACCCGCTGGTATACAATCAGCCGCCAGTCGACACCAAGTACATTCAGTCGAACACGTCCGGGGCCATCGACACGTTCTTATCGAATACGCCGATCCCGGACACGCAGAACATCTTGGCGGTGGGCCTTACTGTGCTGAATAAAAAGTCCGACGTTGACAACCGTCAGTTGGGCATGGTTATCGGCCAGAAAGGGCAGACACAAAAAGAAGTTATTGACGTGGCGCTATCCACGACCGAAAAGTACAGTTATGCTGTATTCGAAACCAACCAGTCTAACCAAGACTGGAACGATGAACGTCTGAACGCCGCGCCTTTTGGCGTGATCGTAAGACCGTAAGGAGCACACAACATGTTTAAATTCTGTGACGGCTATGACCACTACGCTGAACTCGGCGTGAAGGGCACCGTACTGCAAGGGTATCTTGAGGCCGCCGGGTACACCGTGCGTAACGCCAACGACGCGACCTTCTCGGTTGTCGAGGGTCGTCGCACTGGGGCCAAGGCGCTTAAATTCACCGTGGCGGCCAGCTCGTCAATCAACGCCTCTCTGTCATGGGGCTTCACCACGACTAACGCCAAGGTCGTATTCGGGTTCGCCTTGAAAGCCGGGCTGTCCCGTATGCGTATCGCGCGTATCGAGAACATCGTCGACATCGACTGGGACGCGACCACCGGTAAGATCCGCGTAGGCGAAGAGTTGGGGGTGAACCCGCTGATCCTGAACGCTTGGTACTACTTCGAGATCGAGATCGACAAGACCGCCAATACTGTCAAGATCTACGCGAACAACGAGCTGCAGTTGACTGTGGCACCGTCGAGCGCGCCGACTACGTTGTACACCATCGTTTGGGGCCAGACCGGCACAGCGGCCAACGCAGGTGAACAAACGCTGGATGACTTCTACGTGATCGACGGCTCCGGCAGCTACAACAACGAGCGCCTGACGCCGGTAGAAGTGACCAGTCGTATGCCTACGGCAGACGTGGCAACCGCGTGGGAAGTCGTCGGGGCAACCTCGTCAACCCCTCACTACCAGATCGTTTCGCAGCTCTCCCCGGGCGGCGCAGGCAAGCCGTACTTGCAGTCGAACACTGCAGGGGCTACGGACATGTACCGCTCGAACGTTACGTTGCCAACCGCCAACCAAGTCTTCGCGGTATCTGTCATTGCGTACGCCCGTAAAGGCGACCTCGACGACCGTAAACTAGGTCTGGTAGTGAATGCCGAGGGTGGGACTCCCTCTGAAATTCAGGTGCCGCTGACCGAGGCGTATAAGTATTATCAGGCCACGTACGAGCAAGCGCCGGGCGGTGGCAACTGGAACCAGAACAACGTCGAATCATTGCAATTCGGCATCATCACCCGATAACAGGAGCACACTATGCCTATCGTGTATTTGACCGGGTTTAATGGGACAGCGTTCGCGCATAACCAGCAGCTATCCAACCTCGTTATCAATAACAACATGTATAACGCGTCGATGACGCTATTGCCTGTGGATAACGGGATCAACCGGGTCTTCGGCCAGTTTAACGTCAACGACTCTCCGGGGCCGCGTTTCGCGGCACTTGGTAGCAAGTACAGCACGCCAACGTATGTTGGGAACCCTTTCATCACTGTGGGGCCGTCGTCTACGGACGCCAATAGCGGCTGCCTCGCCATTTCAGCCAACCTCGGGAACTCGTCAGACTGGTGGTGTGGGTGGGGGATGTACTTCGGTGAGCTAGGGTTTACGAGCACAACGTCGTACCGCGTTGGACTGCGAGTCTACCAAGCCAACCGATTCTCCCCGTATGCGATGCAGGTCTCGGTAATGTCAACCAATGCGCGCAGCCTCGTTCGATTCCAGAATGACCAGCCTCTAGGGACGGAGAAGTATTACGAGTTCGAGTGGTTCGCGGACACCAAGACATTCAACATGTACATTGACGATGAATTGGTCACGACTACCGGGCCGGGCTTCACCACGTACAATCCTTGGGAGTCGATCTGCTTCTTCAAGGAGGTGTACAACGGGGGTACGCCTATCGCTGGGACGAATATGGAGTTCAAAGACCTGTATATCCAGCGCATCGACTCCGCCGCTGATATCCGCTTGGGATCCGCAACTCGCGTATGGGCCTTTAAGCCGTCCTCAGATGATGACGTCAGCTACCTCAGACCTCCGGCCTTCAACTCAAACGCCGCCGTAGCCGCTGGGGATATGTTCGCTAACCCGACGGCGATCCCGAACCCGTCCACCTCGTTCCTATCCGCTACCGAGTTGGGCCAGTACGACATGTACAATACAAACGCCGAGGACATCGCGGTTAAACTGGCGACGATTGAGGCGGTGCAGGTCAGGGGGTACGGGCAGAACCCGCTGGCAGGAACTCGCCAGTTTTCTTCGCGAGTAACGCTAAATGGTATTCTGGCGGAGGCCGACCCTATCGCCGTGCCGTTCAACACCGGGTTTCGCCATAGCCGCCTTCTCATGACCAACGACCCGAACGGGACGCGCTGGACTCCGGCGACTGTAGCGGCGCTTAAAATCGGCACACAAGTAAAAGCATAAGGCGGTAAAAGGTGGCGGATCCAATCCATAATGTAGCAGGGTCTCAGGGGGAGGTGTTGACCTACACACCGACCCCCACGCTGATCCGTTACGTGAACGTGGCAGGCTCCGTCGGCGAAGCCCTTTCATGGACGTACATCCCGTCCTACCAGCGTCAATTCAATGTCGCGCAGTCGATCATCGAAGTGATCGGTTTCCCGGCACCGGAAACGCGGTTTGCGCAGACCATTGGGGAGGTGCTGACCCGCACTCCCCCGGGTAACGTTGCGCAGACTATACTGGAAGTCCTCGGCACCAGTCCCCAAACGCTGCTGCCGTTGTTCGCCGACGTCGTTACTACTGCTGTAACTCAGAACGATAATACGTGGCCTACATTGGCCGACACGATCTCCACGGAAAGCCTTTGGACGGTGTGGCAATACGCCATCGTGCAGATGCCTATCGACCCTTCGATCTCCTACAATATCGTGGGCCAGACGGTCACGCTGGCGGTACTGGCCTCCCCTATCACCGCGATTTCATACGAACAGATTAAGCAGGCATGGTCGTATGCCGTCCAAGCATCGCGCCTCGGGGACTACCCTCTCCCAGATCAGATGTGGTCAAAGGTCAGCACGAATCACGTTAGCCTGATGGTGCTGCAGTCGCTGGATATCCCGTACGTCCCAACCTCCGGGGTGTTTGCGAAACAGGCATTGTCGATGGTCGTTCAGGCCGCGCCGCTGCCCATGTACACGACCCCGGCGTCCGTTGGCTTCAACGGTATGCTGGTGGCGCAGAAACGCCCGACGGAGCGCCTGCCTCGGTCTAACATCGACACGGCCCAACAGTTGACACAGGCTGTCACTGCCTTGCCGCTGCCGATGCACCGGTCAGACGTTGACGCGGCCCAACTGCTATCGCAGGCTGTCATCCCGGCAGACTTCGACGAGCATACCGTGGGTGTCGAGCACGCCGCTTCGGTCACGTCCTACAGCGTATCCGCCTTACCGATGGGCACGCCAACCGGCCCGGACATCGTAGCGTCGTACGTCAATACCGTGCTGCAAGAAAGTGACGACCTTCACGGCATCCCGCAAAGCCAGACCCGCGTCGGTACCGTGACGGCGTTAGTCCTGCGCACGACTGACATCTTCCCGCCGGTATCCCTGATCCGCACAGCAGCGGCGCGCATGGCCGTTACCTCGGCGGCTTCCGGGTACCTTCCGCCTGACGAGCTGATCGTGAAGTCGCAGTCCGGGGCTGTCCGCATGGCCGTGACGCAGATCGCTGACGACTACCCTAACCCGGGGATCCCGACGACTACCGTCCGCGTGGACACCGTTGCCATTCTGAACGCGCAGCCCGCGACCTACGATAGCCCGGAGGACATCTACGAGCGAAGCCGGTACCAGACCGTCGGCCAATACGTCGAGCTGGTGCCGCAACGTCGTCCGCTTCCGCTGCCAATCTCCTACGCCCCGGCGTATCAGGTTGTCGAGCTGGTCACGTCATACCTGTACATGCCGCCACCGGACGTTATCGCTAACTCCGGCATAAAAGTGTGGCAGGTGACACAGCCAGTCGCGCGTGTTGCGAAGTATCCTGACCCGTACATCCCGTACTCCACCCTGACGGTCAGCCAGTTGTTGGAGCAGGTAGCGATGGTCGCGGAATACCCGGATGTGCATCTACCGACGTCCGACGCGATTGTAAATCAGCTATTGGAACACGTCGCAGCCGTTGACGAGTTTCCTGATCCCGGTACTATGTTCCGGCCTCTGGTGGTCAATCAGGTTATCCAGCAGGTTTCGCAGGAAACGACGTACCCGGATTGGTCGACATTGCATAAGCCTGTAGTCGTTCAGCAGGTCATTCAGCAGGTCTCGGTGACAGCGAGCTACCCGGATAAAGATGTGCCACAATCTTTTGTAAAAATTACTCAAGTTTTGGAGCACGTCGCCGATAAAGCTAATTACCCAGACAAAAATGCTCCCCAGTCCACGCTACGAGTCCGTCAGGTATTCGAGCAGGTGATGATGCGTGACACCACGATGTATGTGATGCCCACGCCGCCCCGGAAACATCGGGTGCAAATCAGTTGCCGGTTTGTCTACTAGCAGTCGACGGGTTAATATTCTTAGCGGGCTTAGTCCCGCTAATTTTTTGTGAGGAATACCCGATGAACGAAACGGAACGGGAAGACGGTACCGGGGGCGTTAAGCTGGATCTCTCCATCAATCTCCCGACCATCCTGACTATGGTGTCGATGTTGGTTGGCGCGGTGCTTTACGTGAACAACCGGTTCTCTGATCTATCCAACCAGAACACGCAGGTGGATGCGCGGCTGTCCAATGTCGAGAAGCGTCAGGACTCGACGGACGCCGCGTTTACGATGTTGCGTGCCGAAACCCTGTCCCAGAACTCGGCGCTGCGCTCCGACATGCGTGCAGATATGCGCGACTTGAAGCAAAGCATCGACACCCTTGCAACTCAAATGAGGAAGTAACGTATGGCCCAGCAAAAGCCGCGTGGCATTCGTAATAACAACCCGGGCAACATTGAATGGGGTTCCCCTTGGCAGGGTCTAGTACCGCGCGCCAAGGCTACCGATCCACGCTTCTGTCAGTTTGTCGACCCAGCCTCGGGCATCCGGGCACTGGCCGTTGTACTGCTGACCTACTATGACAAGCGACTCGCCCGGGACGGCAGCAAGATTGATTCTATTCGTGAGATTATCGAACGATGGGCACCACCTTCCGAAAACAACACGTCCGCCTACGCCAAGCAGGTAGCCGCTGTTATCAACGTTGACCCGAATAGCGAGACCCTGAACCTCCACGACTATGCGACCTTGCGCGGCATCGTTGAAGGGATCATCCGCCATGAGAACGGCGACCCGGAGCGCTACGGTCTGGCACCGTACAACAACGCGAACGAGTGGTACCCGGACGACGTGATCGAGGAAGGTCTGCGCCGTGCAGGTGTCGCCAAGCCACAAGCCACTGTAAACCGTGCAACCGTGACCGCTACGAGCGTGACCGGCCTTGGTGCGGCCCAACTGGTGGATCTGGTAACGCCGGTCAAGGCAGCAATGGACAGCGCGCATGGGGATATCTCTTCCGGGGATTGGGTTCGCATCGCGTTCGGTGTGGGCACCATTGCCATCGGTCTGTACATGGGCTGGGTGGCGTACCGTAAGCACAAAGTCGGTTCAGCAGTATGACGGGCATCCTTGCCCGGATTAAAGCGGGCGTCTTAGCGGCGCTCGTTTTCGTTGGTGTTGTCTTCGCCGTCTGGTGGGCAGGACGTTCGAAGGGCAAGCAGGAGCAGCGCGCCGAGCACGATCAGGACACGTTGCGGAAGCAGGCAGAAGCGGATGACGTTGTGGCCGAGGTACAGCATGAAACCAATAAACTCCCTGATGGCGGCGCTAATGATCAGCTCCGTCGTAAGTGGATGCGTAAATAAAATTGACCCGGCACCATCGTTTTGCGCGGTGGCCCGGGCCATCTACATCGGTGAAGAGGATGTTCTCTCTGACCAGACCGCCCGCCAGATTCTCACACACGACGAGATCGGCGAGCGGTTATGCGGCTGGAAATAACTAACGCCTAGCTATATTCATCATAGGGATGTCAAACGCTGGCACAAGGAAGTGCGCCATTCTCTCCGGGCAGTATGTAATGCAAGCGTCCAACTCCATTATCGACCGGTAAACCGGCTTCCCTAGTTTCAATGCCAGCAGTATTTCATTCGCGGTTCCAGCGCTAACTCTCCCGGCGTCAGGAAACGTCAGCAGAACAGCGTCACAGCGTTTTAGCAGCTCGGCAGTACCATTTAGCCAGTAATCGTCTTCGACCGCCTCAAGGCCCGGCAGGCTCTCAAATTGGGCGGTATTCAGGTGAGGGGTGACGGGGAAGATACCTTTGTGCCCAAAACACTTAACCACGTCCGCCGCCACACCCTTCGCTACCCGGATGTTGTGGGCCACTGTAGTCACCTCGCCCGTTGCATCTTTGAAGGCCCGGTATGGCCCGGCGATGTAGATCAGTTTCATTTCTCTTTCTCCACGATAATCTTGATGATGATTTGCGGGTCACGGCCAACCAGTCTTGGCGGAGCTGGTGGCGGTGCCGGGCGTTTCTTGCCGATCAGGTGCGGCGGTATCGGTCTGGCTCGTTGGCTCATTCGTCCTCGCATAACGGTAGGTAGTAGTCCGGGCCGTCACCTGACCCGGGGAACAGTTTAAACAGGTACTCGTCATCAATGGTCAGCGTGTCCTTGCTGAACCCACGGCGGTAGTAATCACCTGACCGGTCGCCCAAAGCCCGGGCCATGCCGTCACCCGTCGGATCGTTCGAGCTGTAGTCCAGCGCCAGAACCTCGCGCCAGTCTTCCCGATCGATGCGCGCCACGGTCTTGTAGTTGTTCGATACCCGGCAGTACCCGGAGGCGATCAGCGCTTGCACCATGTCGGCGGTGATGACTGTCCGCCGTCCGGCCTTGGGCTTGATGCGGCGCTGCAGGTAGGCCGTGTAGTCCCGGGCGTGCTTGCTGCCCCGGTGCATGGCGAACAGCGTGGACGAGCCGACGTACTCGAACCGCTTGCGGCCCACGGTATCCCAGAAGCGGTACACGGAGGCGTAGCGGATCAGCATGGCGTCGGTCAGCCGGGCGTTCTTCGGGTCTTTGCGTTTCCACCAAGCATAGGAGGCGAGCATATCCGCCATGCGTTCGGCGTTGAAGAACAGGTGCGCGTGCTTAACCGGGAAATGGCATGGGTACGCACCGTCGTTATCGAACTGCCGGAAGCAGTGCCAGATCCCGCCGCTGTACGTGAAGTGCGGCTTGATGTGGCGCTCCTTCATCGTTTTGTATTTCGTCCACCCCATGCCGGGCCTCCGTAAGCTGAACCAATACCGTTACGGCCCTGAACGTGGCCGACGTGAAACTGCCCGCAAAATGGGCACCGATAGGCGTGCATCTGGCCTTGGTGGCCCTTCGCCCGGTGAACCTTGCGGATCGCGATAGCCGCGTTCTCCGCCGTTGCGTGCTTAACCTTCCCTTCGCATTGCCTGCGACGCAGACGTCGTTTACTTGCCATGCGGTGCTCCTACAGTGATTGATGTCGCTGGACTTCGGCTGCAATGATTGACCCGCGTTTGCTCATTCTGGTTGGTTCCAATATACGTGAAATGATCCGGGGTGCAGGTCAGGGTCTGTTGCGACCGTAAAGCCTGCGTCATTTAGCCACTTGATGACCGTAGCGCGCGTGGCATCGGACGGCATGTGGTTGTTGATAACGAAACTGACGACGGTACTGGTCAGCTCGGCTTCCGAGGCGCGGTTGATAATCGGCTCGATAGCGTCACGGACTTTCTCGGCGTCGCTCAGGTGCGCTTCTACAGATTTGCGGTACATAGCCCGCGCGGTGATTGTCATCATGGTAATGCCCTCCAAAAGAAAAACTCCCGTTGTTGCCTTCGGGAGTAATATTAGTTGTACACGTCGCGTGTGTCAAACTATTTCTTAGGTTCGAGTATGCTACCCAGTCCGGCGTCCTTGATGCCTTCGGTCAGCGAGGCGTACAGTGCGTTGGCGTCGCGGGCCAGTTGGTCACGCAGGGTTTTCTGCCGGAATATAGCGGCCATTTCAGGACTCTTTAGGTTAGGCAGGAAGACGTCTATCAACTCCCTGAAACGACGGCTGTAGTTCTCCAGTCGCTTAAACTCCGCCTTGTCCACTTCTTCCGGCGGGGATGCGAGCCAACGCCCGGCCATGTCATCCCCGATGTGGTAGATGCCTTGGTTCCAGTCCCCCACCGCCTTGCCGTTCTTGCGGTAGTATCGGATGCCGTTGACCACGATCTGCGTCTTGGTGGTGTGGCCCACCTCTTCTTTTACCGCGAAGTGTACGCCCGAATAGTTGCGGATACGGATCTCGCGGATGACGAGAACAACGTCCCCGACCTTAGTGTGCTCAAACATTACTTATTCCTCTTCAAACTGGTCTGCGATTTTACTGATCTGGCGGCGGTACTCGCTGATGCGGTCTACCTGCTTCTGCCACAGGTCGTCGTCGATCATCTTGGTGATGTTGGTCTCCACCAGATTGTTCAGGTATGACGGCGGCAGCGCATCTAACTCCCAGCTCGAATTGCCGAAGCGCTGGCGGTACTTCTTAAACCGGGCGTCGGTAGGCTTGGCCGGGTTCTCAGGCGGCTTGACCTCTTCGATCTGCGACATGTTCAGCGCGATACGCTCAAGGTGGTAGCCGCCGTTGCGCTCGGTGAACATGTCGATGCGGTCGTCGAGATCCCGGGTCATGTCGATGCCGCTCGGGTCGTGGTCTCCGAGGTGCAGGATTTTACAGAAGACGCCCTCGGACGTGGCCGGAAGTAAGTGCTCCTGCGCAAAGGCCCGTAATACCGTGCCGCTTGGGTATCCGCGCGCCGCCAGCAGCGGGACATCGTAGCGGTGGCACAGGTCTTCGAGCACGCCCACCAGCGCCTCTTTCTCAATGATGACGAACACCCGGGCCGACTGGCGGTGCCACAAGTCTTCGTGGTACTGGTTAGCGCAGGCCGACAAGATGCCCGCCGGGGATGTCCAGTGGGCGCGGGTCTTGAACTCGCGGGTGCGGTCTTCCAGTGCGTCCCAGTCCAGAACCCCGGCCAGTTTGCCGTCGTTGATCAGCCCGGCGATGCGCTTGTAGCTGTTCAGGGTGTTGGGCACCGTGTCGCGCGCTACCAACTGGTAGTACACCTGACGTGTGGTCAGCATGTACCCTTGCTCTTGGTACTCGCCAACGATGTCATCGATCACACGCAGCAGGTCGCAGTTTTCCGGGGTAAACCGGCGTTCCTGATATTCCTGTTTCATAGCTTCTTCCCTTTCTGGCGCAGGGTCTCGACGTACCCGGCTTTCGTGCGCCAGACACAGCGACATACATGGCAGCAGATCTCGCTGTAGTCCGACGTGGCCCGGCGGCCACCGTTAAATGAGCTGTAATTGCAGCGGTAGTTCATGATAAACCACGCGCGGTCGGCCACTGGCTTCTGACGTTCTTCACATTTGCATGACATGGATAGTTACTCCCAAGGTAAAGGTTTCCATTTCCCGCCAACGAACCAGTAGCAACCGGATAGCGGGCTGTATTTGGTGGATACTTCCGTTTGTTCTTGGACATCACTGCAGCGGATTGCCGCGCCAACCCACACCAGTACGAACAGAACGAAGAACATAATCACAGTGAACAGGACTAACGCAGCAATCTTTTTCATGGTATCCCCTGATGGTTTATTGCGCCTTATTGTGGCGGCGCAGCCAGATTATCATCCCGGCAGTATAATTGATCGCCCCGAACAACTCCCTTTCCTGCTGTTCAATGGACGGCATGTTTGTCGCCTCAACGACCTTCTTAGCCACCTGATAGGCCATGCCAAGCGGCGACGCGAGTAGGTCTGAAATAGCCTGCATAGGCTGTTCGGCAAAGGGGGCGTCGTTGGCGTGACGTTCACGGCCTTTACCGTACGCGGCTTGATCCAGTGCGCCAAGTAATACCGCCAGTAAATCAGAATAGTCCTCCTGATCCTTGACTGACTGGAAGACGTACGCCGTGGTCGGGCAGGAGTTTGCCACCGGCATAGATGCACGCAGTCTATCGCGGGCGGCGAGGATCAATTCTTGGTCGGTTGGATATTGGCTAAGGTCGATTTTCAACTCTTGCAACATCACCTCTTGGAACATTTTAAGCGCCGTATGGACATCTTGGCGTTTCTTCAACTCCGCGATGTCGTGCAGGATCGCCGCGTCTGTCCAGTCGCTACCGCCGTAGCCTAGGAGCTTTAGTAGGTCGGTTCTAAACGCGGCGGCTTTCCCCTTAGACTGAATGGCGCAGGCGATCACCTTGGATACCTCGTCGGTGGTGCAGTCGGCTTGGATGCCTAGCAGGTTGCACAGACTGACGTGGTACGGCACCGCCGACGACGACTTGAGGCGGAGGTTAAAGCCGTGGTGGCGGGCGAACATGAGGTAGTTCATGGCGTCCGCATAGCGGGATTCATGGATGCACTTCTGGATCTTACGGGCACAATCAGCCTCCCAATTATCTGCCATCCATGACAGCGGCGGGGTGCCTCCGCGCTGCTTCTCCATTAGGCTCTCCGCCATTACCGCCACGACCTTCTGCAGCTCGGCGGTGGTATCCGGGTGCAGCCCGGCAGGGATCTTGACTAACACTTGATTCTCAGACATAAAAAACTCCCGTTGGTTTGTTGGCCTTCGGGAGTAATGTTAGTTGTACATGCGGCGTGTGTCAAACGCTTTCTCTAGATTTCATCCCATAACGCGATCCACGCGTCACGTTCGGCCTGACTGATGTCCGCCAGTTTCGACCCAATCTCCAGCAGGTACTCCCGGCTGACGTACTCGTTCGGGTAGATGCGGTCGTCGCATGGGTCGAACACCATGATGGACGCGCCGAACCCGGCCCCGGTGATCTCGCTGCTGCCTGCCTTGGCGTTGAACCAGACCGGCGGCTCGAAACCGATGCGGCCTTTGATGAAGATGATCCGGGTCGCGGTCTCGTCGGGCCACCAGCTTTCGGACGTGGCGGACTTGGTTAGCCATATGGTGCCCGCGCCGCGCTTACGTTCCTCGTCCGCCTTGCGCATGATGTGGGTCATCCCGGTCAGCGGTTCCTTCCCGGCGCGCTTCTGGCTGTATGGCGGGTTCGCGTAGCCCCATACCATTTCGCAAGGGTCGGCCCCTATCTCGGCGTGGATCGCCTGCAGTTTACCGGCCCAATCCTGCTGCAGCGCGTTATCCTCGGCGGTGAAGAAACGCGGGCATTTGGCATTCTGGCCGTCGGTAAACAGGTCGAGCACGATAGGCCCGTACAGGTGGTTAATCGCCTGAAACAGCCATTCCGGGGTGCGCCATTGGTCGCCAATCTCCTTCGGCTCATGTTCGAGCCGGGCTTTCAGGTTGTTCAGGTGGTCAAGGTACTCGCTCATTAAATGAAATCCTCGTTGTGCGTGGCGGTGATGGCGGCATGATACAGCGGTTCGACCTGATCGTCAGGAACCTGATCTATGCGGCCTGCCCCAGTTTGGCGGGTCAGCAGCGCCAGCGCTTCATCGTGGCCGATTTTTTGCACCAGCATGGTCATTGCCGTCTTCAACATCTGGCGCGTTACAGGCTTCGGCACCGGCACGATCATGAGGTTGTCACACATGCCGTGGATGTAGTGCATCGCCGCCGTCGGCAGGTCTTTCTTCGCCTGACGGACATCGACATCGAAACCGTTATCCGGTATGGCGACGTTGAACAGCTTGTAGGCGGACTCAATGATCCAGCGCGCGGTGATAGGGTTCATGTAGAACAGCTCGGCCCATATCGCGCTTACGCTGCATGTCCGTGGGGCATGGCGGTAGGTGTCGCGGATCGACTTGGACGTGGC